GTTTCCCAGTCACGATCAACTGTTGCAACGTCCCTATCTGGTCGCCCAGGCTGCCTTGAAGCTGTATGTCCAGCTCATTGATAGCACTACGCAATGACTCCAGCGCCTCGTTGTTGTCCAGCATAGGCTCGTTCTTGAGGTTGTTGCGGAATTCCTCAAGGCTGAACTGTTGGCCGGCCTTGATCAGCGCAATAGCAATCTGTACATGCGCGTTGATATTGGCCTTGGCAAGATCAGTCTCGGCATCTATGCGCACTTTCTCGGCAGCGGTATCAGCCTCAGCGGCGTCTGTCTCTGCCTTCTGTTGCTCAATCTCAAGCGCAATCATCGTTGGATCAGGGCCGGGTTCAGGTGGTGGATTGTCCTCAGGGTTAGTAAACAACTTACTGCCCATAAGATCAGCAGCCTTCGCCATTTCAAGCTCGAGCTCATAGACGTTTTCATCGGTAACCGTTCTGGAACCTGAGGCTTGTGCGCGCTCCATAACACTCGATATCACCATCAATCGCTCTAACAAGCTGTCTTTGTTGCCTGCCGCATACGGGGCTACCACTTGCATGTCACGGCCTGTCTTCCAGTTCTTCGGATCGAAGTTCACCCACTTGCCACGCAGTTTAATCGCCTCGGCTTGATGACCTGACTTGATCAGTAGTTCATGCGCGATACCGAACAGGTTTTCAATGCCGTTACCCATGATGCGCGCAATCTGCTCGATGCGCTGTGCAGCCATTGTGGATAGTTTGCCAATGCGGTCATGGTGATTGAGGTTTGACTCATCAATGCCCTGGAATATGCGGTTAACACCGACCCTTGATTCCACCACGGTATCCATGTGTTGCAGTCCGGCCTGTGCTTCAGGGAATACAAACGGCGTGTTCAAATCCATGACATGACCCGCAACGTCCGGCATGTCTGTATCGACCTCTACCAATCCACCGGGTGACGGCACCATCAGATCATCAGGGTTGACTTTGTTTGAGTGCGCCCGTAATGGATGCATTGAGAAATACAGGCTATCCAAACCATTCCGTAATATCGCTGTTTTGATGCGCTGAATATCAAATACCAAATCAGCAACCGACGTACCGATATGCCTGTGTGTATTGATAAACGGGGTGATGGATGCAACCGGAATGCGGGTGGCGTACTCAACCTCAAGAATCTCATTACCGACCCTGAACGTGTAGATCAGCTCAGCAATACCGTCGCCGTCCAGGTCATGCTTGCACCATATCCAGCGGGCCTTGACCTTGCGTGTGCTTGGGTCTGGCGTGGTTCTGGCCTTACGAACACCTGTGTTCTGTAACAGCTCGTCCCTTGCAATGTCCTCTACCGTATCAGACTCGGCATCGTCGCCTATATCGTCATCAACATCATGGCCCATTGCGCGAATGGCAGATATCGAGATGTTGTCCCATACCTCGAAGTAATCACAATCTCGCAACGTAAAGTCTGTGCAGTCCTCAGCAACCTTTGTGCGCTCGGGCGGAATAACGGTAAAAGCTAGTTTCTTTTTGGCCTCAGTCGACCTGATCTGCAAATCAAACAAGGTCGCAGGCTCAGACATGATGGGCTGGCCTGTGAACTGATCGAATACAGGTTCGCCAGTGTTAGGATCAACAACAGGCTCGGGCTTGTGGTCAGGGTCAGGGTATGCGTTCTGGCCTACTACCTCGATATCACCATCTAGCAGCAATGCCACCTGTTCCTCGGACTGTCGTTCGTATATTTCTACCTCGGTCCTTAGAACCTCCTCAACCTGCGCCATGCAGTACCCGTTCTTGCTCAGCAGTGCATCAGTGCACCAGGTCAATATGATGGTGAACCAGTTGTTTTTCTGCGTGACTAGGTAGTTTAGGAAATCAGATTCTTGCTCAGCAGCGTCCTCGTCCTCCTCATCAAAGGGCATGAACTCAACGACATTGTCACCACCGGCAAAGATGCGACAAAGGCTTGGCAGTATCCACTGGATCGTTTCGAACACAGCCCAGTCCACCACTTGAGACCGACCGATACTGTTTGGCTCTATGTTCTTACCGGCATACGCATCAATCGCTAGTGCGCGTTGATTGGATAGCTCGCCACCATCACTATCAGAGCCTAGTGAGCTAGCCTCGTATGCATCCTGCGCAGCTATCAAACTATCAAAGTCAGGCTCTTGCGCTTCCTCTTGAGCGAGGGCTTCCATTTCCTCTGCCGATACTGCCATTAGACGATTCCCTGCATTTCCCTGGTTATACGAGGTCGCTTGCGCTTTTCTTTAGAACGCACAGCATTACCGAACACCTTGGTCGCTACATATTGTAACCCATCGTGAGGATGTGACCACTCGTTCTTATCTGGCTTGTCGTGAAAGCGTTCAGCAGCACCAGCAACCTTGATTTTTTTGTACTGATATCGGCCCTGAAATCCCTTGCGCAACGTCTTGCAACGTGGGTGCAACATGAACTGACAAGAGCCATCAACCAACGTATTCATAGGCTTTTTGACTGACTCGATTCGAATGGTCGGTGATTGCTCGCCCGCCTGAATCATAATCTTTTTGCCCTGCAATATCTGGAAACAAGTGCGCTCATCGGTCTCGGCTTTCGTATTGCCAGCAGGATCTCCGTAGTCCTCCCACTCAGCATCCGGGTAGTTCTCCGAACAGTGCAACAACACGCTATCACTGAAGCTATCAATACCAAGGTCTTCAGATACCAGTTCATCGAATACCTGGAACTTCCCCTTCGGCGTGACCTGGGTAAACACAACAGCAGGTGTTAATCCAAAGTCCCATCCTCGCTTGATAACGCCCTTCTCATTGATGCCAAACGTCTTGCAGTGCAGGCTATCGTTGTAGTTTGGATAGACAGGCTTGCCATCCTTAACAAACCCGTATTCACCACGCACATAAACCTTGATGAACTCGTCTTCCTCACCTTCGCTCAAGTTTTCGTAGTAGTTGGGTGGCAGGTACTTCAGGTTCTCAGCATCAGGCCCATCACCAGCAGGTTGCTTGAATAGCTCGACATTATCAGCGGGATTTTCCTCGAACATCTGGTACCACCACGACTCATCATCTGGTGGGTTCGTGTCCATGATAATACCCGGATCAACGCAACCTCCATCCTTCACCGCAGGATAGCGACCGACACGGCCCTTCAACGCCTTGATAACCGCCTCTGGTATCTCTCTGGCCTCGTTCACCCATGCGCCGGTTAGCTCAAGTGATAGCAGGTTAGATACATGCTCAGGTCTATCCAGCGCACGATAAAGGAATTCTATTTCAAGGTCTTTATCAAGCCCGGTTACCGTGTAGGTCTGCTCTATCTTGAGGTACTTACCGAACTCTCGGGGCGGTAGCCAGTCATGCAGTGTCTTGATCGTTGTGTCTTGAAGCTGCCTGTAGGTATTACGAATAACCGCAAACCTGGCCCTTCGCTTACCGTCTGCCTGTTTGGGCTGTCGTTTAGCAAGTTTAACGAGCTCAATAACACAGCCTGATGACTTACCTGAACCAAACGGACCCATAAGCCCACGCATAAACTTGTCAGACTGAGAGAATGCCTTGATCGTAGGTACTGCGTCGTACCCGTAGACAATATCACTCATTGATAATCAGTCTGCTCAATGTCTCGTTCTCTACCGCATGCTCTACAGATGATAGGTCTGGCAATGCTTTCTTTAATAGTATTTCTGCTGCCCTGATTTGACTTGCAGACATTTCTACTGGGTTTCCTTGGCTGTCTTGACCATCTATATGATAATGCAAGCGTTTTAAGATCATACTGGTCTGTATGGCCTTGCGGTGATTCTCTTTGATTCGGCTGTCTTTACGTGCTGCCATGTCTACAGTAAGAGCGAGATAATCGCCTCTTCCTCGTCACGCCTGATACGCTCTGCGCGCTTGGATGCTAATAGCCTGATATCTCTAACATTATCGGCTGTTTTCTTGTATATATCATTGACTATACGCTGTGTTTTTTCAAGGTCCCGCTTGATTGTAATGCTTTCTACTGGCTTTCTGTCTGACGTTGTAACGCGAATACGCGGTGGTTTGATGCGTATAGGCTTGTCTACATGTGTGATTGCGTCCTGTTCTGCTGACTGTTCAGCAAGCTCACGAACCATTTCGAGGTGTGCTTGTACGGCTTGGACTGAGTCTGCATCAAAGAACTGTCCATCAATTTCAATCAGAAACCTTCGTCTACGTCTTTTTGATATGCCGCCTGTTGGTTGATCAGCCTGGCCCAGCTGAACACCAATAACGCTTGCCACATACTCAGTTAGGGTCAACGCATGATGAGTAGCCTCTATGAGCGTATCCAACCCAGCAACAATCGTGGTCGGGTATGTCGTCAGCACTAAAGCGTCATGCTCTGCCGCTATCGTTACATCAAACTGCTGTGTTACCGCGTATTCAGTGATTGCCAGTGCGTTATGCGTGGCATTAATCGTAACGTCGTACTGGGCAGTAATCTGGTACTGGGTAAGCGATAGTGCGTGGTGTGTCGCCGTTATATTGACATCTTGCCCAAGGCTTACTGGGTATGTCGTCAGCGTCAGTGCATCATGGGTCGCGTTAATCGCTACGTCGTAAACCGTGCTGACCGGGTATTCTGTGAGTGACAGGGTATCGTGAGTTGCCTCTATCACCGTGTCCGCAGACAGACTGACTTGATACGTTGTCAGTGTTAGCGCGTCATGTGTGGCGTTTATTTCGACATCAACAACAATACTGGTCGCATATTCAGTCAGTGCTAATGCGTCATGGGTCGCACTAATGACCGTGTCGGCAGACAGGCTTACTGGATAAGTCGTTAAGACAAGCGCATCGTGTGTAGCATTGATATCAACGTCTACCGCAATACTGGTGGCATATTCGGTAAGCGCCAAGGCATCATGCGTTGCATCAATCTGTACATCAAAAGTAGTGCTGACCTGGTATTCAGTAAGGGCAAGCGCGTCATGCGTTGCTGAAATCGTGACATCTAGGGAAATGCTCGTCCCGTACTCGGTCAAAACCAAGCTGTCATGGGTCGCATCAATAGATACATCAAATGCCGTTGAGACCGCATATTCAGTCAAGGTCAACGCATCATGGGTGGCATTGATCGTGGTATCGCCGGTATTGACCGTGACCGATATCCACCCAACAGCGCCGTTTGCCATGTTCTGAACACCCAGCGAGACAGAGCCTGTTGGCGCGCCAGCGGGGTCATCGAAAGTAATTGAGGTACCAGCCAAGTTATAGCTGGTGACCGTCATTTCTGTAGCGCCTGTGAGCGTTTCAGAGGTGTTCAGGTATACATTAGGCTGTAAGGTGACCGGGTAGGTCGTTAACGTCAGCGAGTCATGCGTGGCGTTAATGGTTGTGTCAGAACCAGCAGCCTCCAGTGTGTCTAGGTTGATAAGGCCAAAACCAACCCATCCGGCTTGAGTCTCAATATCACCAGCACCACCCTCAGTGCCTGCCAGCTCTTGGTTGGATACGCCGATATCCTGACCCGAAGTAACCGCAAAAAAGGCGGCTTGGTTACAGCTTGATCCATGACAATCCGCGCTGCCTTGGTTGCCACGATTGTAATTGCCGTGAAAACCTACGCCTGTTTGCTCGGTGCCATTGACGGTGAACTCACCATGCACCGTCCAGCGAGAACCAGAGCCAATAGAGCCTGACTCTCTTGCATGGGACACGTTCGCAAATGCAAACACATCCATGTTCTGTTCAATATTGACGCCCGTATCTGTGGAGCGTGTAAACGACGCAGCATCGTTAAATTCGATATCGCCAGTAGAAGCAATGTCTACATCTACAGGTCCAGTAAGTGCGAACTCCTGACCACCTACGGAATCAACTGAACTATAAACCTCAGCATCATCATTTAACTCAATAACGACCAGCGCATGTGCAGCAACAGTCGGCGTCGAACCATCAACATCAGCACCACCTTGGCCGGCACCAACACCGTCACCGCGATAGCAGTTCATTTCTATGGTGCGTGTTGCGGTATCGGTCTCAAGCAATCGAATGAAAGACTCGCCACCCTCATCATTGCTTGCGTTTCTGAGATACATACAGCCCTTAGCTGCATGGTCGAACGTGCCGTCTATCTCAAGGCCGTACCAACGCTGGGTTCTGGTGCCGCCGTGGCCCTCCATGAAACCAGCGCCTAGCGTCAAATATCTTTTGTTATCTCCGGTTACTGATACCTGATTGGAGCTGATAGTGATATTAGTACCATCAGTACCCGAAAACCCGGTCATCAGGTTAGGTGTTGTGCCTCCATACAGCGCCGCTGTTGTGGACGTATAAAGCCCGATATCGCTGTAGTAGAACGGAATGGCCTGAATAAATGAGCGAACCGTGCCACCAGTAGGCGTATCAGCGTCACGCTTCCACTCAAACTGGAATGTAGAACTTGCAGAGGGACCATCAACAAAAGACCAGCCCGCTACATAAGCCCTATCCTCAGAATTATCCCTGTTGTAACCAGCCGTTGTAGAGGTAACGAAATTGCCCGTACCACTGGCCTGCTGCATTCGGCCCTGCGGGTTGTGCCTGCCGTTGCTGGTATCTTCAAACTCAAAGCCCCAGCAAAACAAATAACCATCAGCTAGACCACTGGAGGGCAGCGTTATCGTTGATGTTGAGTCAGTCCAGCTATAAGCGCTTGAGTCGTTTCTGTCCTCAGCGCCAAATAACCCATTGGGAGCAGCCCAAGACGTTCCCGGCAGTAACGTCGTAGTTCCATTGGCCGCTTCAAATAAAGTGGCCATTACGTCACAAACCCTGTGCCAGTAATCACTAGGCCAGTATCACCGTCATTCCAGGTCTCATCGGTATCAACGTCTGTGATTGTTAGGCCGGTAATATCGCCGCCAGACCATGCCGTTGCCCTAACCTGTGTCTCTTGGCCTGATGACGTAAATATAGCCACACCCGGATCACCTGATGTGATTGTGTTATCAGTCGTTGTTACTTTCTGAACATCAGAGCCGCCCGCATCGCTGCCTACTCGAAGCGTTGTTCCCTCTACCTCTGCGGTAATTATGTCGCCGGCGGTATGAGGGATTTCTGTGCCCGGATCATTGGTGAAGGCGAGCGATGTAAACCCAAACGATGCGCTTAATTCGTAAAGCTCATATCTATCGTCATCAGTTTGAGCGGTCCCAACATAAGCGGACTCATCAGTCCCTGATGCCATTCGAACCGAGGCGCTAATCCATCGTGAGGCTGAATTCTGATGAGTTTGTACGGTTGTGCGGGAATACTGGTCATTGGCATAAGTACCAGCTGAACGCCTTATTGACGCATCTGCACCGCCCGCGCCTGACGCTGTCTCAATATGCCCGCCAGTAACCCAAGATAGTGCAGACCAGTCACCATCACCGTTCGACCAATTGCCATCAATGGATGAATCAAACGTATCTGATGCAATTTCAGACCGTCCGTCGCCGTAGGCCACAACTAGACCTCAAGCCCACCTATAAAAATTGGTGTCTGTTCATATTGAGACGAAACGGCCTGCAAAATTTCCCGCAAAGTGCTCGCGTTAGTTACGCCAAGCTCTGCGTTCGTCCACCCCTCATCATCTCGAATGGCTATGAATTCATCTTTAAGTGCTTGTGGAAAGTCCTGCCATGTAGAATTGAGATTAATACCCCTTGCTTGTGCCTTGGCTTTCCAGCCCTCGCCAAATCGGCCCTCAAGACGTTGAGAAAACAGAAACATGCCAACCACACCACGAATGGCCTCGCGGCGGGTATCACCTTCATTGATGAATTGACCCGGAATAAACGCGGCCTCAAAAATAGTCTTGGCCGCATTGGCTTGCGCCAAGGTCAGTGCTGCGTCCAGATTTGATTCCGTGGCAAGGCGTGTTGCATCAGCTTGGCCCGCAACTGTATCGAGGTACGCTTGAGGTGCCTCCATCATGCAAATCGCATCGTCTTCCCTTGAATAACGAATGCACCCAGCAGATGTTACCTGCGCATCATCCGTATACTTGCCACGAAACGGGTCAGCGCGAGTACCATCTCCCACCATAGGGACCAAAAAAACCTCAACAGCCATGACTTACCCTAAGTGATCGAGTACAAACCGGACGCATTCCAGTTAATTGTCAGCGCACCTGCCGACATATCAACCGTTCCCAGCTCAACAAAACAAATCGCGGGATCACCTGCTTGCGTGTCGTTGTACACCAAGGCCCAGCTTGCATCAGTGTCATTCGATGCGTTTTGCGCCCATGTTGGGTTGGTTGCAGAATCAGCAGTAGCAACACCTGCGGCCTCTGAAATCATGGTTCCCCAGTTACCCAGCGAAGTACCACCAGCCACGTAAGACCCTGCTGTTCCGACCTCTGTGTAATCACCCAGTGCTGGCGTTGCATCTGCGGCTGTAGGCGCCGTCGTGTTATCGAGAATCGCCACCTTGATGTCATCAGTAGCTTCCCAGCCACCATCCTGAATGTAGGCCTTGGCTTCCTCGAATACCGTTAAATCGTTAACTGCCATATCAAATCCCTATGAACAATAAAAGTCAGGGCAATTATAGCCCTATCCGAAAACCTTATCTAAGCTTCTGTGCCGGCGTTTTGTGATGCGCTGTTTGGGTACATTAACTAGCTCGCCCTCGTTATCATCACCCGCAGCACCCGCGCCACCGTCAGGCCCAGCCCATATTTCAGCAGCAAAAAGATCATCTGCAAATAATCCGGCGGCAAATACTGTTGTGCCAGTATCGGCCATTAGCTTGTACCGTAGCTCTGCCCGCCCGTGCCACTTGCCTGTAAGTCTGTGCTGCCAGCAATGCGCACAAGGTTGGCCTGCGTTTCCCAGTTAGCAGGGTCAAACAGCACAACCTCAATAGTCACTGGCTGCATACCTGCGGCTGTGATGTAGAACACCATAGACTCTGTGAGATTGCCTGAGGTCATCGTCATATCCTCATCAAGCAAAAACTCATAGTGTCCGGGCATGTTGGTTGAATCGGATTCCGTGATTGTTGGTGTCGTCATCTGAACTGGCGCAGCACCATTCCTAGCTCTATACACAGTAAAGCTAGATCGACCTGTATTCCTTACGAAATAAACGTACTGGTCAGTAGTGCCTGAGGCTATCCAGTACACTAGAACGAAGGCCAGTTAGCAGCGGGAACCGGGATAAACAGCAAATCACCGACCTCAACGGTAAAGAACGGCGCGCCAGATAATGTCCATACCTCGGTGCTGGTGTTGAAGCTCTCAATCTTGCGGCAGTCCTGTGTCGGGCTTGATGCGCTCACATCGACAATGCACATGAACCTGAACTCATGCGCTGTGGCAGCGCCCGGGTCGTTGCCACCGTCAACCGTAAATTCATCGTTGCTTCCGCCGACCGCCGTGACAGGCGCAGAATAAAGGAACCCTCTTGAGCTATTTGTTACCGCGTCGTCAACATTGCCATCTACCGTTGAAAGCAATGTATTGATCGCATTGGCAACCGTACACAATTGATAGCCAACATCGCTGACCGTTGCGTATGAAGTACAAGACGTATCGAGCAGCGCATCAATAAACGTCGCTGTGGTAACGCGGGTTAAGTCAACCCAGAAATAATCGTCTACCAGAGCGGTTGCGCCGTCCGTAATCTCAATGTTGATCTGTGTCGCGCCAGATGTGGCAAATATCGAGTTAGGCATCTGCAATTCATAGATGCAGGAGCCTGTAGCAATAATCTCAAACCTTGCGTTATTGGCGCTGGGCGTGGCAAACGTGCCTATGGTTGTTATGCCCTCAAGCGTGTTGTCAGTCTCTCTGAATTGGTCTATGTAACCGTCGGAATTATCACTTGAAACATTGATCGCAAACCCGGTCGTGGTTTCTGTGATATCGCTCGCACATTCCAGGGGAGCAGCAGCGTCATAGATGGGGAAGCGCAGAATAACGCTGTCCTCATCATGCTCGACAACAGCAATCAGGCCACCAGCGTTTGCGCTGAATGATGCAAACAACAATAAAAATATTAGTTTCTTCACCAATTCCGCCTTATGCGTACCCAGTCGTTGTTGACAGCAGACGCATCCGCAAACACTAACGCCGATGCTGTCATTTCACCAGCGCTCGCACCATCATGCGCGCCGAGCGTTGATGAGTCACCACCATTGCCAGCAGCAAAAGCAACGTCCCTAGCGCCTGCGCCTATATTACCAATTTCTGTCAATGTATCGTAGGTCGTCCAGCCACCAGTCACAGACGTGCCTTTAATGAACTTGGATAAAATCAAATCACCGCTTGAGCTGGTTGATGTAACGGCTATTTGAGTCGCAGACAAATCAACATTCGTACCAACGTGACTGCTAATCGCGGCCTGATTGGTGTCTTCTATCGTGCCAACGCACCAACCACCCTCTAGGCCATCTGTGCCTGAGATCGTTGACCCGGACATACTTACAATGGCCGCCTCGTTCCATATCCAATCGGTGTGCGTGTGATCACCACCCGTTGAAGTCTCGGAATAGGTAATTGTCTCAGTAGGCGCTACACCACCCAAAGATGTTATGGCTGACTCCGGGGTATTATCTTCCTCAAGATTGCTAATCACCACTTTTCTATTAGAGCCAGAGTCGATAGTCATTGACGCAGGCAATGTGGCTTGGCAAGTCCAGCCGGTAGTGGACGTTACATTGGCAGCATGGACGCTAAACGGCAGTAATAGCAGCAACCACCTCAATTGATCACCCCTTGCGCAAAGTCCTTTTCGCCGCGCTGTATAACTGGCGGCGGGCCGCTGGCAGGATCAATGCCTATCTGTGGCCACGGGTCACCCGAGTTATAAATGGTTGAAATCTCGGCATCTGACTTGCTCGCCCGGTACATCCAAAACGCCAATATGTCGGCGTCTGCGTACTTGGTAGGCGTTGAGCGTCGTCTTGCGCCCAGTGCAATCGTATCTATGCCGGTAAACAGACCTGACAATGCAATCGTCGCAGAGTCGGCACCCTCGTCATTGACCAGGATATCAAGCTCAGTATCGCTGGCCCTGACGCACACCATGTTCCAGTTGTTATCCGTAATGCTCGGCGGACCATCGTTAGTGTCAGATGTGCCGCTAGTATCAATTGCGCTCGACTGTGCGTTACCCGTGGTTGATGTGGTTTGTAACGTCAATTGCTGGCTTGCGTCTGATGCATCAAACAGTCCCGCATAGGTTTCACCATTCTGGCCTGTGGGTGCGGCAATTCTTACAATCGCGCACATGGTTACCGTACCTGACACAGCAGACAGCGACGTATTTTCTGCATAGTCCTCGTTAGCAGATACAAATTGCAGATAAGGGCCGAAAGCATCGCTAGACCAATCGGCACCCGTGATCGCCAGATCAGCGTCCGTCGCAGATCCCTCGTCTTCTACCGTTGATCCCGCCTCCTCGGTAATCACGTACAGGTGGTCGGGATAGTGTGTCTCAGCAGCGTCTAG